CTGCTGTCATTAATGCTCTCATGCTTGGCATAACTTCTAAAGATAGAATAGCTTCTTCTATTTCAGTCCAATCTTTATTTTTAATTGCACCTTTATAATTATTATTCATATGATTTTTAAAATAAGATATGAGTCTACCTACTGTTTCACTCCAGCTTTCTCTTCTACCTTCATCTTCTAACCATCTTGAATATCTTGATAGATGTATAAATGATTGATACTCAGTGGGTAAATAATTACTACCTAATAATGATGCCATGTTTTTTTCCTTTCCTTTACTTCCATTTTCCATACGTATGTTCCAATATCAATTCACAATAATGTATAACTTTTCTTATGTCTTCTTCTTGTCCTTTAGTTTTGTGTCTAGTTATATACTTTACTACATTTCCTTCTAAGAAGTCAAGCTTATTTTTAACAATATAATCTGTGGGTTGTATAACACAATCTTTATAATGGCTACCACCTACTTGATTAGCACTAGCTTTAGGTTCTTCCTCTGCTAATCTTCTTGCCATATACTGTTCATGACTTTCTCTTGCCCATCCTCTATCATCTTTAGTCATAGTATTTTCCTTTTCACACCAGTTACAAGGTTCACCATCACCCACACTCATTATTGTTTTTTCTTCTTGGCAGTAGTGTTCCCACATTATACTATAGTTTCATGTAATATTGCATTGATTCTTTTTCGTACATATTCCACCTCATTAGTATGAAATAATTTCTTAGTAAAACTTTTTAAAGCTTCTGGTTCTACACCTGCCATGTGGCAGACATCATCTCTATCAGTAGCAGTAACTCCATAGGTAGAGAGTAACCATGTTTTTGCTCTGTCTCTTGTTAAAACATTATAAGAATTTTCTCCATCATATTCTGGTTTCGTGGCATCTAGTAGTTGTTGTAAGATTACACATAGCCATAACACCTTCTCTGGATTATGCGATTCATGTATTCCTTCATCTAATACACTAGCAAATGTTTCATTGCTTCCCATTGTCCAACCATTTTACTTTAGTTATAATTCCTAAAGGTCCTTTACATTTAAACCTTGTTGTCTTTCCATTTTTTTTAGCCTTATCTTTAATACATCCATCTCTATTTGTTATTGCTATTCCAAATAAATTTCCTTTATTATAACCATTTTCTCTACACCATGCACCTAAACAATCAACAACCATTCTTTTACCCTCAAGATAAAATTCTGCTTTACCTAGATAGTTATGGTTTTTTTCTCCTAACTTAGCTTCACTCATTTTCTTTTTAGTTTCTTCTGTAGGAGGTGTATAACTTTCAATAGGTCTAAACCATTTACCACCAACATAAGAATTATAATAAGCAGGATCATCACTATCTTTTAGTGTAGCAGTTAGAACATCCCATTTCATTTGATAGTATGCTTCATAGTAATGTAAACTTCTTTTGTTTATATACTCTGCTATGACTTCAAACTTAAATTTTTCTTTACCATCTTTTTCTATGTCTGCATTTAAATATTTAGAAGAACCTGTATATGTCTCCCATTTCATTTGCTTTTTAGTTTTACCTCTAAAGTATTGTTTACAACCTACATATGCTTTACCTAATTCTATATGGGTTATGACATAAACAAACCCAAACTTCTCTAGGTTAGGTACGAAAGGTTTATCCTCTTGCCAGACAGTCCAATGCATTAGAAATCCTCCTTAACTCTAGGTTCTTTCTCTATGTGAGTGTAAAATTCAGCACCACTGGCATAGATAAACTTACGTAAACCTGTTCCATCATTACTATCTTTCCAACATTCTCTTTTAAAATCACAGAACTTACAACCAATAGATAACTTCTTATTACCATTACGTTCTACTGTTTCTTGATAACATCTTTCTGGAGGATCATCCTTTTTAAGTAATGTTTTTAATTTCTTTATTCTTTTCTGAGGATCAGCCTTAGTTAAATCTGTTTTAAGTAATGTCATAAAACCATTACTCTTATCAACAGCAAGAAAATATCCTGTATCTTTTCCTAATGCATGACCATAAGAAGAAAGTTGATAGATATATCCAAAGGGATCATTAGTTTCTAACGAACCATCACAAAATTTTCTGAAAGAATAAGGAGATGCTGACTTCACATCTACTAATTCTCCATCTATCATGGCATCAATATGTCCTTTAACATTTGATACCTTCACTTCTTCTTGACACTTCTCTACCTTATGTCCTGCTTCTCTCGCTAGGAATAAAGTAACTTCTTCTATTAGATGACCTAATAAAAACTTGACTTTAGTTGCAGAGGTAAGAGGTTCTTTATAATATCCTTTATAATCATACCAAAGTTGTCTATCCTTACGTCCAATACTGGATAAACGCATCTTACCACTGTTATCTTTTTCTTCAGCTAAAACTTTTAAAACCGATTCTTTAACTCCATCCAAGAACAAAGAAAGATTAGTTTCTGTTGGAGTTTTAGCTGTATCAAGTCTGTCTTTAATGTCCTCTAATAGAGAACTAATCTTTCTCTCACTCATTAGAAGGGAGCTTTTTCCTCTGAGCTTGCACCATTACTCATAGTGCTTTCAGCAACGTAGCCATCAACCTCATCAAAGTCATCCGATCTTTCGTATGGCACAAGGTCAACAACTTGAACAGCATCTAGATAGAATTTATTCTTACCTTTCATAGTAGGTACATTCTTAACTTCACCTGCTCTGAAAGAAACTCTAACATCAGAACCATTTCCAATAGTAGTTCCAGCGATGTTGTTCCTCTTAGCATCAACAAGTCTTGGTTTAGGGAGAGGTTCACCACTCCTGTTGAATGCATTCTTCTTAAACGTGAAGAAATCTCCACGTTCATCATCTCTATTCTTGATAGTAGCAGAAGGGTGCAGAGAATTAATTAACTCTTTACTCTTCTTATCTATCGTAACATCGATAGTCCACTCCATCTCAGTAGGAGCAGTCGTCTTATACTTCTGAACAGGTCTATCAATTTTTGCCCAGTAAGCTTTACCATTAATTATAGGCATATCCGAATCCTTTCGGTGGTTAGTTGTTAATATTAATGACGCTATTATATCGTCCTTTTACTACGTTGTCAACTCTTTTATTCTTATTCGAGCATCTCTCAACATAATTTCTAAATCTCGTACATTCCTTCTGAGTATGTCATTAGTTATTTCTAACTTTTGTACCTCTTTTTTAAATGCATCTTTTTCTTTCATAAACTCTGTTACATGTTTAGGTAATACGTATTCCATTAATGTGTCTCCATCCAGTTAGCTCCTATTTTATATGCACCTGAGAGAGGACAGTTCATCTTGAAGTGATCTCCTGCTTTCATTATAGCAGTAACACCAAACTTTCCTACCACATCTCCATCATTCTTATCACACTCTACCTGCCATTCATCATGAATATTAGCAACGATCTTCACATCATCTGATAACCAGCTATCAAATAATACTAAAGCTTTCTTCATAACGATTGCACCCCCACCTTGCAACTTAGTATTCAATGCTGAATGAGAAGAACGAATTAATAATTTACGATTATCTAATCCTCTTACCCATCCTTGTCCTGCTTCATTCAATACTCTCTCACGTAAAGCTCCAAGTGCAGGTGTCTTATTAAGAAAATTCTCAATCAATTTTTTACCATCTTTACTGCCACGTCCTATAATTGAGCCAATCTTCTTTGCACCTGCACCATAGAGCAAGGCATAGATAAAGGTTTTAGCTTGATCCCTTGTCTGTAGCCCTGCATTTTTTTGATTAACAGAATGAATATCACCTTCAAGTAATTCTTTTATATAAGTTTCATCATTCATATAGTGAGCAAGCATTCTTAATTCTAATCCACTTGCATCTATACCTACCAATACTCTACCCTCTGGTACAGTCCAGCACGTCCTGCATTCAGAACCATAAGGAGAATACGATGCAGGTACTTGAGCCATGTTTGGATTGGCATGAGCCATACGTCCTGTTATGGTACGTAATGTCAACACTTGACCATGTACTCTATCATCAGGAGAATGATCCAATGATTCTAGCCATGAATTTAATTGAGCAATTCTTTTTTGTAACATTAAGTATTCAGAAATAAGTTTTGCTTCTGGTATATCTATTGTGCGTAGTACCTTCTCATCTACTATAATACTTCCTTTATCAGTAGTATGTTTAGGTTTCCACCCCTTCTCTTGCAATCTCTCAGCTATTTGCTTACGTGAACCAACATTAAATTCTTCCATCTCTACTTTTAATTTAGTTTTTAATTGTGTTTCTACTCGCTTTGGTGGAAAAGTTTTTTGTAATTCAGTTCTTATTTCTCTTAATCGTTTATCTAATTTGGAAACTAAATCCATAGTATAAAGTTGGTTAAGATAAAATCCATGTTGCTCTTGTTCAGTTGTTATTTTTTTTACATCATGTTCAAGTTGTATACACTCTAAAGAAAATCCTCTTAACTCTTCACGTAAACGTATGTATACTTTTTGTGTAAGAGCTACATCTATTTTACAATAGTCCAACATCTCTTGACTATAATTATTCCAGTCAGTATGATTACCTTTGGGAGATTTTAATACCCATCCCCATGCACCTAATGAATGTCCATGTTCACGTATAGGATTAGCAATCTGACTTAAGAGCATGGTATCAAACAGTTTTTTATGAGGTAAATTAGCATTCCATAATCGTCTTAATATAGGAGCATCAAATGAAATAATATTGTGTCCAATAATCTTATCATAATTCTTTTCTTCCATGAAGGAATTGAAAGGATCAGGTTCTGTGAAGACATGAAATTCACATGAATCTATTTCTTGACAGACCACACACCAAATTGTATCTGGAGTTAATCCATTTGTTTCTATATCAAGTATAACTTGGGTCATAATTCTACCTCCTCAAAATCTTCTACCTCTTCCATATCTGGAAATATTTCTGATAGCCTTCCTGTATCTCTGTCATAATGAAGATAAGAACTTGGACCTGTCAGTCCAGAAAATCTATTTTTTAATACACGTATCAAAGTTACGTTCCTTTTATATGGATCAGCATCTTGTCCATCTCTTTCAAGTCCTAGTACCATGTTAGAAAGCTGACCTATACCTGCTGTACCTCTGAGCTCACTCAAAGAAGTCTGTCCACCTTCCTCATGTGGTTTACCTGTAGGTCGTTTACTGTGACTGACCATGCCTAGCCATATATCTAATTCAATCGTTAAAGTTTTTAACTTAGTAGCAATCTCATCCAAAGCTTTTCTTTCATCACCTTGTTGTTGATCACTCACAAGTATAGAGATATGATCTAATAAAATATACTTGCAGTCACATCCAAGAGCAAGATACCTGATAGTATTTACAATGGTATCAACATCATTAGAACCAAAGCTGTCAAAGAAAAAGTATCTGTTCTTTCCTAGTGTATCTCTGTATGCATTATCCCATTCATCATCACTAATCTCTACTGTGGGAATATGAATAGGTTTGTTGGCAGAGATAGACATCACACCTCTGGCTGAATCATCAAGTGTATCTTCCAAGAAGATCATTCCAATATTATCTTCAGTCGTTTTCTGAATATGATAGGCAAGTTCACGTAGCACCTGTGTCTTACCCATGCCTGAACCTGCTGTGATAGTCCACATCTCACCACGTCTGATACCATAAGTTAAATCTTGTAAGGCATCCCAAGGTAGAGGAAGACATACAGGTTTCTTCTTATTCTTTAATTGTTGATATAAAGAATTACCTGCTACGATACCTGCAGGTGTGTACTTCTCTGCAGAAAACCAAATGTTTTTAAATGCATGATCCTTTCCTTCTATGAGATAATCACACGCATCTTTAAATCCATTGTCCAGTTTCATTATCTTTGCTTTGTTAGGAAACAACTCAGCTACCTGCTGACTAGCTTTCTGTCCTGCCTCATCATTATCAAAGCAGATAGCTATCTCATTAAAAGAATCCAAGTAAGTGTAACATTGTTTGCAAGTTTTATATGCTGATGAAGCACTATGAACAGACACAGCAGGATACCTAGAACCTAAGAGTTGATAACAGGCAAGAGCATCAAGCTCTCCTTCAGTAATAGTAATTCCTTTAGAAGAATTTTTAGGAAACAGTTGTTGTCCAAACAACGTAGCTGATTTCTTAATGCCTTCCCAAATAAAATCTTTTCCTGCTCTACGTACCTTGTTAGCTACGTGCTTACCATCCACATCATAGTAAGGATAGTAGTGAGCAACATCCTTAGTGATACTCACATTATATTTCTTACAAGTTGTGGCTAATATTTTTCTATCCTCAATCGCTTG